TACGGCGGGTGATACTCTCGCCCGTTTTAAGAAGATCGAAGAGGATGGGTCTCTCTCATGGGACTTCACTGGTGCAACGAAGGATGATCTCGCGCTAATACAGGAGCTTGGGGTTGATTTCTATACAGAAGGCCGGGGGAAGAACGCAAAGAAGGTCAAGAAATTCAAGATCAAGACGCCTGACGAACAAGCGGCTCTCATGGCTCTTGGCCGACACCTCGGCTTCTTCCATGATAAGGTTGAGATAGTAGGATCGCTGGCTGAGCGTATTCAGGCCGGTAGAGAACAAGCGTACGCTAAAGCGGAGAAAGACCGCGAAGTCGAAAACACAATCCACTAACTAAAAAAGCGGAATAATGGCTACACGTGTAACAAAAACCCCAGACGACATGCTTGCGGAAGACATAAGTTCTTTCATAGCAGACCCCTTAGGCTACGTGATGTACATGTTTCCGTGGTCTACATACCAGCCGATACAGCAGGTTGAGCTACAAGAACCATACGCCTCCCGGTTCCCGACCTGTAAGTACGGCCCCGATATATGGGCGTGTGAGTTCTTGGATGAGATACGGGACCAAATCCTAGCTAATAAATTCAATGGCAAGGATGCAGTAGACCCGATCTACATGGCCACCTCCTCGGGTCATGGAATTGGAAAGTCGGTTATGGTGGCTTGGCTTGTAAAATTCATCCTCGACACACGTCCATTCTCGAAAGGCACGATAACAGCGAATACAGCAGAGCAGCTAAAGACCAAGACGTGGGCTGAGGTAGGAAAATGGCACAAGCTGTCTATGACTGAGCATTGGTTCACGTACAATTCTGGACGAGGTGCGATGAACCTAGCACATAAGGATCATAAGGAAAGCTGGCGCTGTGATGCTCAGACTTGCAGGGAAGAAAACAGTGAAGCATTCGCTGGCCAACACGCCGCATCCTCGACTTCGTTTTACATCTTTGACGAAGCATCCGCCGTCCCCGATAAAATCTTTGAGGTGCGTGAGGGTGGGACCACTGATGGGGAGCCTATGGTATTTGACTTTGGCAACCCAACTCGCAACTCTGGGCGTTTCTTTGAAGAGTGTGCAGGGCGGCTTCGCCATCGCTACCGGGTACGTTGCATTGACAGCCGTGATGTTTCCATTACCAACAAGAAGCGGATAGGGGAGTGGAAGGAAGATTATGGGGAAGACAGTGATTTCTTCAAAGTTCGCGTCAGGGGAATATTCCCCAGCGCCGGTAACTTGCAGTTCATCCGCTCAGAACTCGTTACAGAGGCACAGCACAGAGAGCTACCTCCGCAGCAAAGATTTGATCCCTTGCTTATCGGAGTTGATGTTGCACGATTTGGTCAGAATGAGACTGTAATCTATCCACGAATTGGAATGGATGCCAGAACATGGCCAGCACAGAGATTCCAAGGAATGGATACCGTTCAAGTAGTTGGACAAGTCATTGAAATGATTAGGGACTTCCGTTCGCGGGGGATGAATTACGATGGACTATTTGTTGATGGTGGCGGCGTTGGTGGTGGCGTTGTGGATCAGCTTGCCTCTCTTGGGTACGATCCGATTGAGGTACAGTTTGGCTCGAAGCCTGTCACGGCTCCGCACACGTATCGCTATCGCTCCGACGAAATGTGGGGTAATCTACGAGATGCGCTCCCCCGGCTATGCCTACCAGCCGATAACGAACGAAACGGACTCGACCTCAAACGCGACCTTACCCAGCGCGAATTCGGGTACACCTTGATGGGGAATAAAATTCATCTCGAAACGAAAAAGGATATGGAGGCTCGTGGGGCCACCTCTCCTGATATCGCGGATTCTCTGGCACTAACATTTGCAATGCCGGTGGAGATGCGTACCAAACCCATGGGGGTTTCGAATGCACCCACCATGTGCGTCCACGACTATGACCCCTTAGAATATGGAGAACGATAATGTGTATCGGAGGAGGAGCCCCCGCTCCCGCACCCCTACCACCGCCCCCACCCCCACCCCCTGTCCCCCCGACACCGGGACAGGAAGCTGAACAAATTATAAATGCTCGCAAGCGCGAACGACAGATTGCTCAATTAGCGGCTGGCCGCGAGAGCAATATAGGAACTACATCGCAGGGCTTGACTAGTGAAGCGACGAGTGCTAAAAAGACCGCTCTGGGAGCTTAATATGTGCATGGGTAATAACAGTGGCAGTTCATGGATTATCAATCCTGCTCGTGCGATCTTTGGTGAGAAGCTCGGAACAATACTTTCTCCCGAAGCCATTACTGCTAACGTTTTAGCACCGAATAATGTTCCGCTTGCCAAGTTTCTTGACCCTGCTGGTTCTGACACGCGCCAGAAGGCTGCGGATGATAAGGCGTTTGCTGCGCGAGTAGCTGCGCGTGATGCCGCCCTTGACCGTACGCCCAGAGGCGGTGCTGAAATCAAAACTGGGCCGAATAAAAATCGTCGCAAGACTAAGTTAGGAAATTGATATGTGCTTTGGTAATAATAATCCTCCGCAACAAGTTTATTTGCCTCACCCCCCGCAGCCAGTGCAAATGGCGTCGGTGAGACTTACCGATCAAGACCGCAAGGAGACGGACCCTCAGACACGCGAACGGTTCGCTAAGATACAGGCTGCTAGTGAGATGGCTGACGCCGACAAGAATGTTCTGGGAACACCTACGGATAAGTTAGGAAAAGCCTGATATGGTAGACCAGACAAGGCGTGATAGACTAGATCGCCATCTGGCACAGTTGAAGATTGAGCGAGAGAGTTTCATCTCGCACTATAAAGACCTGTCTACCTTCGTAAAGCCCCGTCGTGGTCGATTTGAGATTAGAGGTAAGGTAAACGACGGGACTAAGGTCCATAATTCGATCATCAATTCCGCCGGAACACAGGCACATAATACGGCACAGGCGGGTATGTTCGCTGGCGTGATGGCCCCGACGCGCCCATGGTTTGCCTTCGGTCCTCCTGATCGCGAGATGCGTAAGTTCAAGCCGGTGCAGAACTGGCTACACGATACAGCCGCACGTATGCGATCTGTGTTCAATCGATCCAATCTATATACTATGGCTCCTACGATGATCGGAGAGCTCTTGCTGTTCGGTACGGGTGCCATGGCGCAGATGGATGATAATGAAACTGTCACGCGCTTTGCCACGCACACAGTTGGCAGCTACATGATCGGACAGAACGATAAGGCTGAAATCAATACCTTTGCCCACGAATACCAGATGACCGCGGAGCAGATGGCGATGAAGTTTGGCGTGGAAAACATCAGCGTCGAGGTGAAGGAAGCGCTGCGTACCGGCAAGCACTCATGGTTCCCGGTTGTGCAGATGATTGAAGAGAATCAAGATTTCATCCCCGGCGGTATGTTCGCTAAGAATAAGCAGTTTTGCTCAGTACGGTATGAACCGCATAGCCGAGCAGCAGATCGAAACAAGTATCTGAGTATCTCCGGCTTTGATGACTTCCCGATCTACGTTCCGCGCTGGGGTCTTACCGGTGAGGATGTGTACGGCACAGACTGCCCCGGCATGGTAGCTCTTGGTGATATACGTGGCCTTCAGGTTTCGGAGAAGCAAAAAGCCATGGGCATTCAGAAAATGGTTAACCCGCCATTGACTGGGCCACCCTCACTCAAGAATGTCAATGTATCTACCCTACCCGGTAGCCTCAATATATACAGTGGTGACCCGACAAGAAATAAGCTGGAACCTGTTTATCAGGTGAACTTACCACTGCATGAATTGAAAGAGGACATCGCTGCGACTGAAAGACGTATCAATAATGCCTTCTTCGTAGACCTGTTCTTGGCCATCTCAAATATGGAAGGTGTCCAACCCCGGAATGAGTTGGAGCTTAGTGAGCGAAATGCTGAGCGTCTTCTCCAGCTTGGCCCTGTGCTAGAACGGATGCAGATTGACTTTGCTGACAGAATGATCAGCAATACCTTTAAGCGCATGATGAAAGAAGAACTTCTTACCCCGGCTCCCCCTGAGTTGGAAGATCAGGAATTGGAGATCGAATATATCTCCAGTCTGGCACAGGCGCAACGAGCAGTGGATACCAAGTCCATCGACCGCCTGTCTCAGTTTGTCGGAGGGCTCATGCAAGCGGGCATGTCCGATGGGAAGAAGTTTGATGCAGATAAGGCTATCGAAGAATATGCCACTCTCATAGGCACACCGCCAAACCTGATCTCCGGAGATGAGGCCATAGCAGCAGAGAGACAGCAAGAGCAGCAACAGGCTCAGCAAGCGCAGATGGCAGAGATGGCGTCCAAGATGGCACCGGTTGTGCAAGCGGCTGGTCAAGCGGCTGGCGCGGCTGGCCAAATTGCTGATCTCGATCTTGGTGGAGATACTATAGCGGCTCGTCTGGCCGGTGGTGGTGGTGGGGGCGAACCTCCGCCAGAGAGTGAAGCATGATGGTTCTCCACAGTGAGCTCTTCACGCAATTAAGATAGAGGATATAGGGGATGGATAAGGAAGTATACGATACGAGCGATGAGAAACAGGTCAAGAAGCGCAAGAAGCAACGTGATCTGCGAAGAGAGACTGAACTCTATGAGTTAGAAAAGATACTCTCGACCTACGAAGGGCGATCTTTCCTCTGGCGTTTGATTGCGTTTTGTGGTATATACGAAGCAGGAGTGACGCACGAACTTGAAACTTTTCGGCAATTGGGAAAGAGGGATATTGGATTGTGGCTCCTTGCAGAAATTGATCAGGCTAACCCAAAGGCTATCCCGGTCATGACACAAGAAGAGGTTACACGTGTAACCAAGGAGAAGAACTAATGGCGGAAGAAATTCTCGACGGGGCAGATGAGACGGAAGAAGCCCAGAATATATCAGTGCTTGGCGGTGCTGATGACCAAGATGCCGGTAAAACGGCAGACGAAGCCATCGCGCAAGCGACGGTGGAAGACAAGGCCAAAGACGCAGATGCGGACAGCAAAGCTGACGCACAGGATGCGGCCCCTTCAGAATACACTGACTTCACACTGCCTGACGGTGTGGCCTTGGATAAGGATGCCCTCGCGGAATTCCTACCCAGAGCAAAGGAGATGAACTTGTCGCAATCGCAAGCTCAGCAACTTGTAGATATGCGAGTGAAAGAGCAAGAAAGTGCGTATCAGAGCTCCTTGGATCAGTGGGAACAGACGCAAGAGACTTGGCGTAAAGCTGGTGTAGCCGACGAAGAATTCGGCAAAGGCAAATACGACGAGAGCATCAATACCGCAAGGTTTGCTGTCCGTGAAATAGGCGGCAATGATTTGATGGATGCGTTGAACGAGACGGGGGTGGGAAACCATCCTGAGATTATCCGTGCTTTCTATCGCATGGGTAGCGCAATGAAAGAGGATAACGTAGCTGTCGGCAAGGCTCGCGGTTCTACACCGAAGACCGCTGCCGAAACAATGTACCCCGATCAGGGGGCGTAATCCTAATATCCACAGCCACAAGAAGGAATAATCCCCATGGCTACTTTGAGTGTACAGAACCCCACTCTGCTTGATCTGGCAAACGTCAGTGATCCGGATGGGAAAATCTCAACGGTTGTCGAAATCCTCAATGAAACAAACGAGGTGCTCGCTGACATGAGTTGGATGGAAGGCAATTTGCCGACCGGCCACAAGACCACAATCCGTTCGGGCATTCCTGCTCCCACATGGCGCAAGTTGTATGGTGGCGTGCAGCCCAACAAGTCCACTACCGTCCAAGTCACGGACAATACTGGTATGCTGGAAGCGTATGCTGAAGTTGATAAGGCGCTTGCCGATCTCAACGGAAACACCGCTGCCTTCCGACTTCAGGAAGACAAGCCACATATCGAGGGCATGAACCAAGAAATCGTTGATACCCTGTTCTTCGGAGATGAAAGCACGGAGCCCGAAGCCTTCACCGGCCTCGCACCCCGCTTCGCCAATCTCTCCTCTGACGAGAACAGTGATAATATCATCAACGGTGCTGGCTCGGGCTCGGATAACGCCAGCATCTGGCTTGTTGTCTGGGGTCCAAATACTTGCCACGGTATCATCCCCAAAGGCTCTACTGCCGGTCTTCAGATGACCGACAAGGGTCAAGTGACGCTGGAAGACGCCTCTGACGGTTCGAATACCGGTCGTATGGAAGCGTATCGGACGCACTATCGCTGGGACGCTGGCCTCACGGTTCGCGACTGGCGCTATATCGTTCGCATCGCCAACATCGATAGGTCTCTCCTGTCGGCTACCTATAGCTCAGGTGCCTTCTCTAGTGGCGCTCATATCCCCGATCTCATGTTCCAATCTATGCGCTTGGTGCCGAACTTGAGTATGGGACGACCGGCGTTCTACATGTCCCGTGACATACTGACGTGGGTTGGTCGTCAGACCGCTGCGGCAGTGCAGGGCTCCACGCTAACGACTGATATGGTCGGTGGCAAATTGGTCGAGAGCTTCCACGGTATCCCGATGCGTCGTGTTGACGCTCTCGCGGGTGACGAAGCTGCCCTGACCTAATCGGAAAGAAAGGAAATAATCCGATGATCTTGGACGAACGCGCTGAATTCTGCGATGCCACGGCTCTCAATACTGGCGGCGCAGGAACCTATCTGGTTGGTGATGTGATGGACCTAACGGTCGCACGCGATATCGGCCAGTCTAAACAGATGTATATGGTCATTCAGATATCCACTACCGCCACGTCTGGCGGCTCGGCTACTGTACAGTTCCAGTTGGCTTCTGATAGCGTAGCCGCTATCGCTGCCGATGGTTCTGAAACCATCCATCTTATCACCGACGCAATTGCGGTGGCCACTTTGGTTCAGGGATTTCAGATGATTATCCCCGTGCCGATGCAAGCCGGTGTGCCGTATGAGCGTTATATTGGTGTCGAACAGGTCACTGCCGTCGCGGCTCTTACTGCGGGAGCGATTAATGCGTTCCTGACGTATGATCCCCCGGCATCTTGGACCTCTTACGCTGACGCAACCAACTGATTGAGCTAGGGTGGGTACACGTGTACCCACTCTTCTCGACGGAGAAAGAAAACATGATTGTAGACTTCAAAGAGACTTTTCGTGTGCCGGGGTTTGGACGTAAGCGTTTCCAACAAGGCGTGTGTTATGATGTACCGGAGGGTTTACGTAAGCACCTTCCGTCCAACAGTGTGATCCTCCCTGACGGGTGGACAGCCGCAACTGCCGCGGAACATGACGAGCTTCTTGCTGGTGATGTCTTTCGGTCGAATGCGGACAGTATGGAACTGGCCAACGAAAAGGCTCGTGCCGATCTGGCTGAACAGCGCATTGTCAATCTGGAAGCTCTTATCGCCAAGTCTCCGGACGAAGCTGTCGAAGTATTACCAAAATCTCTCGGCGGCGGTTGGTATGAAAACGAAGATGGAACTAAATTCCAAAAACGAAAGGATAATGCAGATGCTGCATAAAATGAGCTATGCGTTAGCTCTCTTGCTGGGTATGGCGATAACAACTCCGGCATACGCTGAGCTTGAGGGCGGTACATTCACCGCTGTCGGTAATGCGTCTTCAGCCGTCAGTACGACTGCCGAAGGACAGGTCGTTGATATCTTTATCAACGGCGTGTACAACATGGTGATCGCGATGCAAGTTGAAACCGGCTCGCCGGGTTCAGGTGCTTGGACTACCGTACCGGGCTTCAGTGATGTTGCCCCCGCGGCCAATACCTTGTACCGTGTGCGCCATCGCTCCACTGGTATCAATCAACGCTTCCGTCTAACGGTTACGACTGATACCTCTGGGACGGCTTACTATACGATTGTCTCGAACCGGTCCACTCCCACGGATATGGCCAGTCGCAGTCGTACTAACTACAACCATTTCGATGACTTCACCCATGGCGCTCTGCCAATCACCACTACGCACAACGGTAATACACCGTCGTATATCGTGCATATTGGTTCTGGCAATGCTGCTGTTCTGAGCGTTATCGAAGGCCAGCCGGAAGGTGTAATGACCTTCTCTAATGGTGATGCTGGCACTGACGCTGATCTGTCTACCGGGTCTATGGGCCTTCTGACTAACGGAGCGCTGGTATCTACCGGCACCACAGTCATGGAAGTTCGCGCCCATATGAGTCAGATCACTGACACCAACGTCGGCTTTGGCCTCGTAGATTTGATCTCTGCTGCAACTGAGATTGCGCCTTTCGAAGTCAATTCCAACGTAGTAGCGGAGGGTGCGGTCACGTCCGTGGCCAATGCTGCTGCGCTGTACTTCGATACCGACGCGGATGTTGACCAGTGGCAGATCGTTGCCAACAAGGCCAACTCTATCCAGAACAATGCGGATGAATATGAAACTGGTGTAGCTCCGGCTGCGACAACCTACCAGATTCTACGCATTGAGATCGACAGTTCAGGCGACTGTCTGTTCTACGTGGACGGAGACCTGAAAGGCGCGTTAGATGCGTGTGTTGCGACCACCGCGGTCCTGATCCCCTATTGGTGGGCTGGGTCTGCGCAGGATGCGACCGGTACGGTCAACAAGGTTAATGTTGATTATATCGACTTCTACGCGGCTCGCCCGGCGAGCTAAGACTTAGGAACTTGGGTACACGTGTACCCAAGTTCCCCCTTTATCCCTTTAGGAGACGGACGTGAGCCATACATTATCCGTAGTCAAAATATGCAACATGGCCCTGTCCCATATCGGTGCCAACTCTAGTATAGAAAGTCTATCTGAGGCCAGCGCTGAAGCTCAAGCCTGTGATATCTGGTACGACTTCAGTCGCACTCAGACCCTTGAAGCAAATAACTGGAACTTCGCTCGCAAGCGCCTGACGCTGGTTACACACGCGGATGACCCACCTTCGGGCGTCTGGGCGTACAGGTATCAGTATCCGTCTGACTGTGTGGTGATCCGACGCCTCCAGAATCCATCCGGAGATGTGGCCGACATCACACCATTCGAAATCGAGATGGATGATAGCAACACAGGCAAGACCATCCTTACGGACCTTGACGAAGCAGTTGCGGTATATACATTTGATCAGGAAGATACCAATGTGTTCAGCCCTTTCTTTGTCGAGATGCTCTCACTTGCACTGGCCACCCACATAGTCTTCACTCTTACTGGCAAGGGTGATCTGAAGGAGAACTTGACTAAGAACTTCATAAGTATGTCACAGGTCGCTCCGTCACTCAACGCAAATGAGGAGAAGTCACCAGCGCCACGCGATGCGCCTTGGATTAGGGGTCGTCAATGACCACTTTTATCCAGCCGTCATTCGCGAAGGGTGAACTCGGCCCGGCGCTGTATGGTCGTGTGGATACGGCTGCGTACACCATTGGAGTTCGCTCCGCTCGGAACATGTATGTGCATAATCATGGTGGCATGAGTAACCGCCCCGGTCTTCAGTTTATCTGTCCTGTCAAGGATCATACGATCCAGCCTGTCCTGATGGACTTTCAGTTCAAGAGCACGGACACGTATATCCTTGAGTTGGGCAACCAGTCTATGCGGTTTATCCGTAACGATGCACAGGTGCTTGAGGCAGTCGATACTATTACCGCCGCGACCAAGGCTAACCCCTGTGTTATCACGGCTGGAACGCATGGCTGGTCTAACGGGGATCATATCTATATAGAGGGCGTCGTGGGGATGACGGAACTCAATGGTCGCTGGTTTAAGGTGGCCAATAAGACTTCCACAACGGCTCAACTCACCAGCGTGTACGATGGTGGTGCGACCGGGATCAACAGCAGCGCGTATACCACGTACTCCAGCGCCGGTACTGCCGGCAAGGTCTACGAGATCGCCACACCATGGGAGACGGCTGACCTTAAAGAGCTCAAGTGGACCCAAAGCGCTGATACTCTAACGGTTACGCACAACGGCTACTCTGTTCGTGAGATCACGCGGACGGACCATAACGCATGGACGATAACTGAGCCCACCTTCGCGCCTTCCCTAGCTGATCCGACAGCGGTTGCAGCTTCCGTCAACGGAGCCAACAATGGGGAGTATTGGAAGTACAAGGTAACGGCCATCAGGGAAGAGACGTTCGAGGAAAGCCTCGCTGGTGTTAATAATACTGGTCTAACTATCGCGAGTACGGACAATACCAGCCCGGTCGCAGTCACTATCTCGGGCCATGGCCTAACCGATGGAGACGAAGTGGAGATCACCGGCCTGACAGAGATGACAGAGCTCAACAATCGGCGCTTTCAGATAACAAAGGTAAGCACGAACAGCTTTACGCTAAATGGAGAAGACGGGACCAGCTACACGGATGAGAGCACCGGAGGGTCTAACACCTGCCGTGCTTTATTCGACGGCACCGGAACATTAGCCTCACCTATCGGCACTACAATTCCAGATAACACGATCACGTGGGCGGCGGTGGTGGGCGCGGTCAAGTATACGATCTACCGGGCTAAGGGCGGCTCCGGTCGCTATGGGTTCCTCGACGAGACTTCTGAACTGGTATACAACGATAACACCGCTGCCTTGAAGGAGACTGATCTTGGCGTCTCACCCCCTACAGCTAGAACTCCCTTTCTTTTCGCAAACGATTACCCCGGTGCAGTTGGATACTATCAGCAGAGACGGGTGTTCGGCGGCTCCATCAATAACCCAGACACTAGCGAGTACAGTCAAACAGGCAACCAGTCCAATTTCACCCGTGCCTTGCCAAGCAAGGCGTCAGACGCAATAGCGGCTACTCTTTCATCTAGGCAAGTTAACGAGATCAGGCACTTCGTAGGCGGCACCGATCTGATGATCTTCACGGACGTATCAGAGTGGCGTGTGAACTCTGGCGATAACCAAGGCTTCGCTGCGGAAACGATCAGGCAGGAACCCCAGACAGAGTGGGGTAGTTCTCATCTGAAGCCTGTCACTATTGGTGGGGATATCCTGTTCGTGCAGGAGAACCTTACACATGTGCGCACCATGTCGTTTGATCTAGTCAAAGATAAGTTCACCGGAATAGACATGACGCTGCTCGCGCCCCATATCTTCGAGACGTATACCATCTCCAGTTGGGCGTTTGCCAAGACGCCTGATCCCGTCATGTACTTCGTACGCTCTGATGGCAACGCAGCAACCATGACGTTCGAGACCGATCAAGAGGTATTGGCGTGGGCGCAGTGGGATACAGATGGTGAGTTCGAGTGGACCGCGGCGATACGCCCATCCTCTACCGCTATTGATGTCCGTCCTTACTTTGTGGTCAAACGTATTATCAACGGCAATACGGTGCGCTTTATTGAGAAGTTGCAAGACCGGCGCTTCACTGACGTACGCGATGCGTTCTTCGTAGATAGTGGCCTGACGTATGACGTGCCGCTGACTATATCCGGCTCTACTGCGGCTGATCCTG